TCTTCTTTGTTTACCACAATAATTTTATATGTCGATATCATTATCGTCAACAAGCGGAATTCTGACTTTTTTTGCTGTGACGTTATTTATTTTACGGGTATTTTTTCAAACACGGTATTCCCTCCGATATTTAATACGATGCGCCCGGAAAATTCATCATGAACAAGTTTTATTCGTTTTATATCTTTATGGTTTAAGTATATCACAACATAACTGAATATTCAATATTTAATCGGTGTCCGTAACAACAGAAAAACTGCACTGATTATAAAGGTGCGGTCTTTTTTGACCTTATCAAAGATTGTCGACTGCCGAACGTTCAACCGCAAGGCATCTTGTATAGCTTTCCATAGATCTGTCAAAGCCGTTGACATCTTCGGGGTCTGGTGCGACTACAAACAGACCCGCCCACGCATTAAGTTCGGATGTACAGTTGTTGCAGTGTACAATAGCGACCGCTTCGCCCGATGGTGTAGTTACCATATCAATCTGCTTATGGAGCTTTGCAAGCGGCTTTTCCGGAACCACCATAGCAAATACAGATGTGCCGGCAGAAACATTACCCGTTCTCGGTGCAACGCTGTTTGTAACCACCATACCGGTTCCTGCATACAGTTCCTTGAGTTCCGCAAAGGAACGAGTTCCACGGTCACCAATGTTGTAGTAACTAAAGTTGCCGAATGCGATTACAGGCTTTCCAGCGACGATAGTGGGGACATACGGAGAGGTGTAGACCTCGTAGCCGAACAGCCTGTCTACCTCGCCCGCCTGGAGTGACGGCTGCCAGAGATACGCGCCGTTGTTGCGGGTTGCCCTTATTTGGGCGGCGTCCGTGCCGCTCTTTTGGGGCAACTGCACCGACTTCGTGTCGGTGTCCTTCAGCTTGCGGAGCGCCGCAATAGTCTGGTCGTTCATGATGAACTTTGCATTCTTGCGGTACGGACGCTTGAGCGAATATACAAGGTTGATTATCTCATCGGCGGTAATAGTAGTAGCGCTCGCCGCAGTGACAGCGACCTCGCCGCCACCCTTATCGGAGAAAAGTCCGAGGGGCTTGCCAACTCCATCGCCGTTGAGGAAAGCGTCCTCCTCCGCATTGGACAGCGCCTTGCCGAACTGCTCGATTATATAACTTTCAAGCCCGAAAGCGTTGTCGTAGAGCAGTTCCTCGGTCACCTTGACCGCAACGTGCAGCTTGTGCGCGTCAAGGTTGATCTGCGCGAAAGTTGCGTCACCGAAAGACAGCGCGCCGCCCTCGTCGATCCACGCTGCGGCGGGCTTGGTCACGGCAATGTTAATCTTGTGTTCGCCGCTGGTGGTGATGGTGTGACCCAGCTTTCGCATGATATTTTCCTCGGTCAGAGTGTCGATAAGGCGGCTGTCGTACTCCTCGGGGACAAGATAACCGCCGTTAGCGTCAACACCCTCGGAAAGTACATCGGACACCTGTCTGAAATTCGTGCGGAGAGCGTTCAGCATCGCCGCCCTGTACTCATCGCTTGCTCTGCCGGACTTGGGCTTGTCGCCGTTCAGCGGCTTTGCAGTGAGAGGAACTGACGTAGGCTTGGAAAGCTGTGCGTCCATAGCCGCCATCTGCTCCATGCGCTCGATTTCAGCGCCGTAGTCCTTAATTTTCTGCTCCATTTCGGCATAAGAAGCGGCGTCCTCTGCGGATAAAAGCCCGTCCTTGTCGCGCTTGGTTTCAACAAATGCCTTTGCGGCTTCCCACGCCTTGTTGCGCTTTTCGCGCAGTTCTATAATAGTCATGTATGTTACCTCCAATTTCTGATTAAATCAAGCCGAGAAAATAAATCCTCGGCTTTGGTCTTGTGTTCTGTTTTCGGCGCAATCCTGCATTTTTCAGCAATCCTGCCCATAAGCGAATTTACCACCTGCGCTTCTGAATACATCAGCGAATCTGCGGCGGGAGCTTCGGTATTTTCTTCGCGGTTAAGAATACCGTCCGCAAAGCCGAGTTCAACCGCCTTGTTTGCGTTCATCCAGGTTTCTGCGTCCATGAGGTGAGAAATCTTCGTGCGGCTCATTCCCGTCTTGATTTCATAAGCGTTCATAATGCTTTCCTTGACCTCGGACAGCATTTCGATTGCTTTCTGCATTTCGGCTGAATCGCCCATAGCTACCGTCATAGGGTTGTGTATCATCAGCATAGAAACCGGGGAGATCAGCACTTTGTTTCCCGCCATTGCGATAACACTTGCTGCGCTTGCGGCTATACCGTCAATCTTCACCGTGACATTGCCCTTGTAGTCCATCAGCATATTGTAAATCTGCGCCGCCGCAACGCAGTCCCCGCCGGGCGAGTTTATCCAGACGGTAATATCCCCGCTGCCGGACAGCAGTTCCTCCTTGAAAAGCTGCGGTGTGACGTCATCGTCAAACCAGCTTTCATCGGCGATAGTGCCGTTTAGGAACAGCGTTCTTTCCGGGGTCTGCTCCTTCGTTTCCTCGTTCTGTATCATCTTGTTCGTCCACTTCCAGAACTTCTTCATCGGAATCCTCCTTTCCATTTGTCGATGCGAAAATACCCGCGTCAGCCAGCTTTGTCATATTGCCGTTTATGAGATAAAGGTCGCCGCCGTCCTCGGCAGGAATACGGTCGAGGTTTTCAAGCTCCCGAATGTCGTTTGCAGACATCCAGCCGTTCTGCCTTGCTGTAGCGTACCCGCTCATTCGGCTTGCGTAGTCGCCGCGCAGCAGTCCGTCAACATTGAATTTGATGAAATAATCTTGTTTCTCGCTTGGGATGAGCAGGGAGCGCATCATGCTCTGTTCCCACCGCACAAGCCAGGGTTCAAGGGTGTATTTCACGAATTCAAGCGACTGCTGCTCAATATTGGAAAAGCTCGATTTTTCAAGGTCGCCGACCATGTGCGGCGTACTCTGAAAATTCGAGCAATTTCGTTTATCTGAAATTTTCTTGTTTCAAGGAACTGCGCCTGCTCGGGCGAAATTTTTTAGTGGCTGGGATAGCGATTATCCGTATACAAGGAACTGCGCCTGCTCGGGCGAAATACTTATGGGAGTGTATTTCATGCCCTCTTCAAGCACAGCGACCTTTCCGCTGTTGGAACTCCCGCCGAACTGCAACTGCCACGCTTCACGAACCTTTGTGGGGTCTTTTATCGTGCCGGGGTGTTCAAGCACGCCGCTTGGCGCTGCGCCGTTCGCAAAGAACTTAGCACCGTATTCCTCGGTCGCAATTGCAAGCCCGATAGCGTTCTTAGCCATTGCAATCGGCGAGTAGCCCACAAGTCTGTCAAAGCCAAGTCCGGGAATATGCAGAACATCGCCCGGCGAGAGAATGACCTCGTATTCCTTACTGCGGATTGCTTCGTCTGAGCCGCAGTAGTATTTGTAGTACAGCATTCCGTTGGAATCACGGTCAACCGTCATTCGGTTAGGCATAAGCGGGTACAGAGCAATGACCTCGCCCTTTCCGTTGCGGATAACCTGCGCGTATGCGTTGCCCCAGAGGAGCAGGTGCGTCATAAGCGTTTCACGGAAAACAAACGAGGTCATTTCGGGGTTCGGTTCATCGTGGAGCAGACGGTACAAGGAGTGGTTAATTGCTTTCTCTTTACAACCGTCCGGTCGGTATTTGTAAACGTGCAGCGGTAATCCCGCCACTGCTTCCGACAGCACTCTAACGCAGGAATACACTGCGGTCATCTGCATTGCGGACCGCTCGGTGACGTTCTTTCCCGCAGTAGAACTGCCCATGTAAAAGCGGTAGGCGCTGCCCGCTGTGCTGTTTTTAGGCTTGTCCCTGGAATGGAACAGGCTGCTGAAAATCTTCATGGAGTCAGTCCTTTCGTAAAATTGGCATAAGAAAAGCACCCGCCATTGCTGACAGATGCTTAACAATTATTCTGTTGTGTTATATAAACTTTTTCATCACGCGAGTATAATCTCGCTTCGCGTTGAAAACCGCATTAACGTATACCGTGTTTTCTTCCTTGACATAATAATAAAACATAAGGTAATTATCATGAATAAGAAAACGATATCCGTTACTCACAAGAACCCTTTCCTTGGGGAGCGAGCCGCTTTCCGGCAGTATTTCGAGATTTTTGCATTTTTCTCTTAGCTTGTTTACAAAACGGATCGCAATGTTCTTATCCTTTGACTGCTTAGCAATATAAAAGGCTATATCACGAAGATCAGCTTCTGCCGTATCAGTGAATATTACTCTGCAATTCATACATCAAGGTTCTCCAGGTCGTTTAATAAATCGTTGAATACATCATCAGCGCTGTGGACTCTTCCAAGCCTTATATCATCCATACTTTGCGCAAGGTGAGCATACAGAGCAAGTTTTTCTTCAAGCTCGGAAATATAGTGCATTGTCTGCTGATAATCCTCATGGCTAAGAAGAACAGTATCCTCCTTGCCGTTAACCGTGATCGCTACCGGATTATCCCTTGTAAGTGCGGAAATCTGAGCGTAATTAGTGCGAATGTCCTTTGATGGTCTTATTGAAATAGAGTTTGTCATAAAAAACACCTCCTATGTTGGTAGTCATATTATATCACAATTATGCTACTTTGTCAATAAGATTATACGCGTCAGATAAAAAGTATTCCTCTTTCATCATAAACACTAACTCCGTGATCGTTCCCACAGCGGATAGCGCGGTCAAGAACCATAATAGTAGCTACCGCTCCGTCAATCTTCTCGGTAGACTTTTCCTTGTCAGCCTTGATGTTTCCGGCAGGGTCGGTGCGAATGTAGATATTGTCCATGTTCCAACGCAGAACCGGGTGACCGCCGTGGGCAATTTTCTGTTCAAGAACCAGTTTCATCAATTCCTTTGTCGGAGGGGACATATCCTTGAAACCATGTCCGAAAGGCACGACGGTGAATCCCATGCCCTCGAGGTTTTGAACCATCTACACTGCACCCCAGCGGTCGAAAGCTATCTCTCGGATATTGAAGCGCTCACCGAGCCGTTCAATGAACTGCTCGATAAAGCCGTAATGCACCACGTTTCCCTCTGTAGTCTGCAAGAAACCCTGTCGCTCCCACACATCATAAGGAACATGGTCACGGTTAACACGCAAGGTCAGATTATCCTCGGGAATCCAGAAGTACGGCAGAATTATGTATTTATCATCTTCGTCAAGCGGTGGGCAACACGATGTTGCGAAGCCGTCCCCCAAGCGCGGCACGGACGCCGCGCCACCAAAGGACGGCGGAAATACGAGAACAAAAGCTGTAATATCTGTTGTAGAAGAAAGGTCAAGCCCGCCGTAGCAGATGCGCCCCTTCAGAAAACCTATACAGTCAGCGTCCTTGACAAAAAGCGCAGCGTCAATGACGGCGCAATACCGAAGTATTATGTGGAGGGCTGCCATGAAGCCATCATCGACAGGGAGACCTTCCTCCTGGTTCAGAAGGAGATCGCAAGGCGGTCATCTCTTTACAAAGGCGGCAAGAAACACGCGTCTACAGTTCAAAATACGCTCTTACAGGAAACATTATCTGCGCTCACTGTGGCAACATCTACAGGCGGGTTGTATGGTCCGTCGGAAACGAAAAGCCCGCGGTATGGCGGTGTGTCAGCAGGCTTACAACCGGACAGGAATGTTCCGAGCGGACAGTGCCGGAGGAAGACCTGCACGCTGCGATTGCATCAGCCGTGAACATGGCCTACGCCAGCAGGGACGATATCATCCCGGTTCTGAAGGAGAACATCGAGAGCGTTGTCAGCTTCGACGTCGATGAGGAAATCGAGGTCATCGACAGCATGATCCGCAAGAGCCAGATGGACCTTCTCGATGCCGGCAGGGACGAAGCCCTCGTCCAGGAAATCGGCGAAAGGATAGTATCCCTCCGCGAAAGACGGCAGAATGTTCTGACGCAGGCGGCAGTCCGCAAGGACGAGATTGACAGGATCAAAGCCATGATCGGTTTCATCGAGGAACAGACCGGCGAGGCGGAATACAGCGAGATACTCGTCCGTAGAATGGTCGAGAAGGTCACAATCCACGATTACAGGATTACGGTCGAGTTCAAATCCGGGCTGGCGATAGATGTGGATACCTAACGCTACGGCAAGGCTGCAATAACGATGCATAAGGGCACTCGGAAATTTCCGGCTGTCTTTTTCTTTGCGTTGCATTGAAAAAAGCATAAACTTGTGGTATAATAAACGCAATAACCCCCGAACTGCTGATAATAAAGCGGTTCGGGGGATTTTTTGTTACTAATTTGTTATTAGTTCAATGTTCATTTTGAGTTCTTCTATATTTTTATGAGTGTAAACCCGTTCACCTGTTCCCTTTGATTTATGCCCCATAATTCGATCAATACAAACCTTATTTGCCCCCGCCGAATCAAGGCGTGAACGGAAAGTATGGCGGCATTCGTGCGGAGTATGATTCATTTGAAGTTTGTCCATGATTTCAGCCCACAATACCCGGTATTGGGTTTGATTAAGCTTTTTACCACTGTATTCAAACAGATATCCGCTTTTAGAATGTTCAACGTGATATTGAACAATATTTTGAATTTTTGAATGAATGGGAACAATTCTGTTTTTTCCTGCAGCTGTTTTAGTTCCCCCGGTCATAGTTCCCGCTTCAAGGTCAATGTTGGATATTTTTAATTCAATCATTTCTGAAATTCTAAATCCTGTATAAAGGAAAAACAATACTGAATCCACCCATTCCAATTTCTTGTTTTCCCAAAGGCAGGAAACTTCTTCATCAGTGAAAATTTCCTTTGTCGTTTCCGGTATCGGCTCGGAAGTGAGCAGATCAGAACAGCATTTTGAAATTATATCAAGTTCCATTGCAAAGCGGTCTAAGTGTCCCCATAGATTTTTTATTGCCCCTTGGGTTGAATAGCCTTTGCCACACCCATCTATGCAATCTTGCATTTGATATGATTTGATTTGATTATATCTGATTTTTCCCAAATGAGAGCAATAATTATATGCTGACTTTAAAGAAGCACGATTTGAAGAACCCAACTTCACACCCCTTTTTTCAAGCCAAAGATCATAGAGTTCTTGCAAAGTAACTTTATCCGTATCAATATCCCATGGGGTTTTGTTGTAATTTGCAAGCATTATTAACCCTTCTTCTCTTGTAGCAGCATACCCAATGGGCTTTTGTCTACCAGATAAACCTTCTTTAACAATGAAAGGCTTTCTTCTGTTACCTGATAGCTTTGTAACTGTTCCGTAGCCGTTTGGATTTTTCATGTGTATCACTTTTCCCTTCTTGACAGTTAGCAGATAAAAGTGATATAATATAAATGACCTTACGAAATCATTCATAATCACTTCATCCGATTTGTGTTTGATTGGTCGCTTATCCCCGTTGGTATTGCAGTATCAACGGGGATTTATTTTTTTCTTGGTTCAGGTAGTTCAAGTTCAAGATTGCTATATTACTATATATTATTTTTCTTTTTCAGTATAAAATGAAGATGATAAAAGAAAATAAAATAAGAAATAATAGGTATCATGAACCAACTTGAACCGCCTTGATTTTATGCGGTTTTCATCTTGAACCGCCAACTTGTACCATGTTGCACCTTAACTTGAACCTTATAACTGAATGGTTTGATTGGTGCGAGGGTTCATTTTATTGATTTTGTTTACAAAGGAAGTAGCTTGGAAAACATCATTGCTTACATTAAGCAAAATTTGTTTGCTTTCACTATCACTTATGTACTGAATAAAATAAAAAAAGATAAGCCCAATTCTCAGCACGCACAAAGACACGAAAAATATGTTGAATACAGAAGAAACTGCGAAAGCATACTTCGCAGCAGATTTATTGAAAAAGGCGGTGTTATCAAAAGAAATGTTCCTTATTATATGACTATTGAACATAGTCCTTGGTTAAGCACTTGGTTTGAGAATTCCGCATTCATCAAAATTCCTATTGAAGAATTTGATATAAAGACATTATCATTTACATACGGTGATTCAATGCCTACATTCAGTCAGGCGATAGTGAACAAAAAAGAATATCATAATCAGCTCTACACTTATGATGAAATACTTAAAATAATTGATAAATACGGTTTGCCGCAGAATTGGAATGATGACGGTAAATATGGATATGAGCGGTATATTGAGGTACATATCTGGAATGATTTCCCGATAAATAAATATATTACAGATGTAAACGGATTATTTCAAATACGGCAGAATATACAGAGGAATAATTAAAAGTGGAGAAAAAATGAACAGCGGACTTTTGACTATTGATGATTTTCCGTCGAAAAATACACCTGCGATTGTGGGTTATCTGAAAGAAAAGAATATAAAGAGTTCTATATGCCCAAAAACAAACCGGAGATAG